GTCTTCCGTACCGCCGCCGCATCGATACCCCGATTGCGCGCCACGGCCGTCACAAACATCCCGTAGACCTCATCGATCCGGGACTGCATCTCGTTTCGAGCTTCGGGACTCAGCGGCTCATGCGGATTACCGTCGTTCTTCCGCGCCCCGGCATATAGAGCCGTATATTTCAGCCCCGCCTTTTCGTCCGCCGCCGACTGATCCTGATGAATCGCGATCACCCCGACAGAGCCCGTGATCCCGGTCCGTGAAACTATAATCTGATCCGCGCAACTCGCCAGCAGGTAAGCCGCCGATGCGCAAGTCTCCGTCACCGCCGCTATCGGCTTCTGTCCGCGCGCTCCATACATCGCATCGGCCAGCTCGAACATCCCCTTCACTTCTCCGCCAGGTGAATCGATACTCAGCACGATCCCCGTAACCATCGGGTCTGCCAGAGCCGCACTGAAATCCGCCGCGATGTCGGCGTAGCTGGTAAGCCCGCTCATCGCATCCATCCCGCTTGCCTTCGATACCAGGGTTCCCGAGATATCGATAACCGCGATGCCGTTGCAGTTCTGGTACTCCGCCCTCTGAGCGGTACTGTCCACATCGTCCAGCGGCATCCCCTGCAACCGTGGCCACACCGCGGCCACGATCACATCCAACTTCTCCGGTAAGATCGCCAGCGGCTCGCCGAAGATGCGAGCCGCTACACGTGGCAACGTAATCACTATTTCCCTCCAGGTGAATCCGGCGGAGCCGGTTCGGTCTTCGCCAGATCCTCGTTATCTCCAGGCGGAACCACTTCCGTAACCCTCGACATGCCGTAGACCGGGACGATCCCGAGCGACGCTTCGCGGTCATGGTCGCGCTTGATCTGTGCGTCCACATCCTCCACGTCGCGACCCCTTGAAGCCACCACAGCTTCGCGGCTCGACAGGCAGGATTCCATCCGCACGGCCTTGATGTCCGCTTGCGGATCGACCCACTCCCACGGCTGGGCCAGCCATTCGACGTTCAGATACTCCTCCGGCCGCTTGCGATAATCGTTTACGTCGATCACACCCGCCAGCGCCGCCGCATCCAGCCACGCGCTCCACACCGGACGGCAGAACTGATGCTCCATCACCGACTGTTGGAACTGCTGCCAGATCCTGCGTAACGCGATCAGCCGGACGCGCGCCGAACTGAAGTTGACCTCATGCATGTCGCCGGTCAACATCTCGTACGTGTTCCGAAGGATCGTGGCGATCTCCTGCCGTTGAACCTTCATGAACTCTCCGTATGTGTTCGACACACCCGGATGCGCGTAGAAGCCGTACCTTTCTCCGGCGTTCGCGTCCAGCATCGTCATCTGTCCGGGTTGCGACTCCACGTACGCCGCCCCGGTCGGAGCATTGTCCGTCCCTGCCGTAGTCACTGCGTTCAGTTGCGGATCGTCGGGAGTCAGGCTCTCTTTCCACGCAAACATATACGCGCCGAGCTTCTGTCTCAGTCGCTCCGCATCGTCGTAGTCCGCCAGGTCCGCGAGCTGGATCAGGATCGGAGCCAGTGACGTGATACCGCGAATCTGATCGCCGCGGATGAACTCCATCACGTGCAGGATGCTCTCCGCCGGCACACGCACAATCTCCCACGTGTTCGGCCACAGCGTTGCATCGCCAGGATGCTCCCGATAGAAGTGGTACGCCACCCGCTCGTGGATCTGATTGAACTCGATACTCCCGCGAATCAGGTTCGTAGGAGACGCCATATCCCCGCTCATCCGCCACGGCGCCAACTGCTCCGGCTCGATGAGCTGTAGCTGCATCGGAACCCGCAGCCCGGTAGGCGACAGGTCGGCAGCTAGTCGCGGTCGGACCCGTGCGAAGGACTCGCCCGCTTCCACTACGTTGCGGCATACCAGCATTTGCAGCGTGTAGAAGCTATGCAGGCTGTCTGGCTTACCGCCAGGTCCGCGCCGTCGCGTCGCACTGGCCTGTGGAGTCCACAGCGAGAATTCCCTTTCCAGGTTCCGCCGGATATTCGGGTCGGAATGCTTGGAGTGTGGCCGCATCCCGGTCCCGATCACCTCCGCGACGAATGAAGTCACGCCGTTAGCAGCAAGCGCGTTATCCATTACCGCCTTACGCGCCCGCGCCATCATCAGCGGACCGTCGGACAGTGAAAGCGTACTAGCGCCGAGACTGGAATTCCCGATGTTGATCGTCCGGCGACCGTTAGTACCGGCGTTATACCCGCTAGTAGGCCACACGGCCATCTGCCGTCCCAGGAACGCGCTTGCGAGATTTTTGAGGTAGCCCATTTACCAGCCCACCCCGTTCCCGCCGAACAGGAAGAACGTCCGCGTCGGAGGTGTAGGATTAGGCGGAGCGTCGGTAGCATCCGGCAGCAGCGCTTGAAAGTATGCGATGCCCTTCAGGATGTCCGTAGCGTTGCGATACACGATTTTCTTGCCCTCGAACTGGATCTCCGCCGCGCCTAGCGCAAGCGCGTTCTCCAGTTGCGCGATGATCGTATTCAGACTTGCCGTTGTGTATGCCATTTAGATCAACCTGATTTGCAGCTTCTGCCGCGAAGCCGCCGGCTTCGTGATTTGTTTCTGTACCTCACCCACAGCCACCGGATCTGCCTGCGATTGCGTGTCTGGAGTGATCCTCAGTCCAGCCTCAAGCGCCGCCCAGTGCGACTCCATAAACCGATCCATCCCGCAAACATTCGCCGCCGCCCGCGCGTAATTGGCGCAGTCGAGAGCCTCATTCCGCTCTCGCATCTTGTTCCACTCGTACTTCGTGTAGCCCTTTACGACCTTCGTCTGAAGTTGCTCCGCGGTGATCTGCATGAAGAACTCTTCATCTAGACCGGTAGCGAAGTGGACCCAACCCGATGGATACGGCTCACCTTCTTTTGGCCGCTCCTTATTGAGGTATCCGTACAGCTCGCTCTTCGCCGTCGAAACGTTCACAGGCCAGATCTTGACGCCGTTGTGTAGCTTGCGACCCTGGATCGTGACATCGACCATGCTCGGAGCTGAAACCAGAGCCACTCCGCGATCACGACCGTCAACTGCTATTGCCCGCCCGATACCCATCCGGCGAACGAACAGGTAAACCTCGTTGGAAGCATGTCCGCTATCCACCGCCATGCGCGCAATCGGCATGTCTACGCCGCTCGGGTGTCGATAGGTTCGGGCTAATTGAGCCTCAAGTGCCGCCCACACTTCGGTCCCGTAGGGATCGCCCTCGAACCGGAACCTATCGACCACCCATCGCTGGTGTCCGCGACCCCAGCCCCAGACGTACCCCTCAATCCAGGACTTCTGCACGTCAACACCAGCCGTCAAAAACAAAACACCGGCTGGAATCGTTCCCAGTCGGTATTCTTCGATGCGCGAGCTTAGTTTTTCCCAGTCCGGAGCGTTCTCTCCAGGCGACTTCCACGTCTCCGCGAGAATTGTATTCACGAAGCTCTGTAGCTTGATCGGATTGTCCTTCGCCGGCAGGAACTTATCCGTTACGATGCGACCCCATGACCAATCAGGAGCGTACAGCCGTGAAATATGGAACCCCTGATACCGACCGTCAGGATTCGTCTTGACCCAGTGCCCTTTTTCGAGCATGTCGAGCTTACGATAGTGCGGGATGAGCGCCTTGCACTCTTCGCACTCGTAATGCGCGTCTCCAGGCTCGACTACTTCACCTTCGATCACGCCCCACTTGACTCCGGTCCACGTCAATATCTGCTCGTGTTCGCAAAACGGACACGGAACGAAGTACCGACGCTTGTCGCTCTCCTCGAACGCCCTGTCGATGCGGCTCCGGCCCTGAATCGTAGGCGTAGAGCACATCGCTACCTTGCGATTCCAGAATGTGACCGTGCGCATCATCGCCAGGTCAACCGGATCGCCCTCAGCCGTGTCTTCGTAGCCGTCTACTTCATCGAGAAGTAGGTACCGGACCGAACGGCGCCGCAATCCGCGCGGAGAAATCGCACCGGTCAAGCTCACTTGCCCGCCGCGGAACCGCTTCTGCAGGATGGTATTGCCGGAATCGCGACCGCGAGTCTCTTCGACCTTCGCCGCGACGCACGGAACATCCCGAACCATCGGCGCGATGCGCTCTTTCGAGAAGGAATCGGCGTCGTCTGCCGCCGGCTGAACGATCAGCACCGGTCCAGGGTCCACATCGATCACGTAACCCAGGAAAACCAGCATGATGAGCGTCTTCATCATCTGAGCCGCGCACATCATGACCATCATGTCGCTCGGATCGTTCGGTCCAAGCACATCGAGAGGCTCAATCTGATAAGCGTGAGGAACAAAGGCTCCGACGATGGCCGAATAATCCGAACTGAGCCTGAACTTCTGCTTCGCCCACTCGCTAACCCGCAGATCAGGCGGAGGTGCGACCGCCTCCGCGAACGCGTTTCGAGCTTGTTGTGGGTTGGCTAAGTTCATGACTGATCGCGGACAGTGCCCGCCGTGTTTCTTCCGAGACGATCAGGTTTACCTGCCGCCGCCATTCTTCAGGCAATCGACTCACGATGCGAGATGGCAACGCCATGATGCCGTCGCGTACAGTCGTACCGAGCGAAGCCCAGTGCGCCGAGATCTCTTCGGCATCGAACAGCCGACCTTCAAGAACCGCTAGGTCCAACTCAGCCTTATTCGCTTTCGCGATCTCATGGCGAGTCCGAACCTTCCAGTAATCCTCACCGCCGCCAGTCGCCGGCTCTTCATCGTCCGGATCTCCCGGAGGCTTGCCGCGGTTCGGATTCGGCTCCGTCACCAGCCCGTGAGCACCGATCACCCGCTCAATCGCAGGCCCGATCTTGTCATCCTGAGACGGATCGCGCTTTTTTTGCCACTCCGCCGCCAGTGTTAGTGGATCAGCCTTCCCAGATTTGAACGTGAGCTT